AACTTAAAGCAGCTTCTTTAAACTCGTTCTCCATTTTTATAACCTCCCTAATATTTAATGTTCTTTACTAGAAGGTGTGTATAATCTAAGAATCTGCTCTTTAACTCTCTTTCAACTTAATAAATTATTTTCTATATTCCTTCTAATTAATTTTATAAAATAATTTTTTTTATTTATAAAAAAATATTTTATATCTTTGAGTTGAATTTTACAACTTATAAATTAATTTGTCAAGTAATAAAATTAATTTATAAATTAATTTTTATAATCTAAAATTGAAAAAAATAAATTTTTAAAGTATAATATTCAATATAGAAAATAAAAAATATAGGAGGTACTATATGTACAAATCTAAACTAAGATATCTAATGGCAGATAAGAAAATAGATTCTATCAAAAATCTAGCAGAATTAACTGGAGTCAGTAGACCACCACTTGATAAACTCTACAAAGAAAAAGATTTAGAAACACTTTCATTAGATGTTATCGCTAGAATATGTAAATATTTTAATTGCAGAATCGAGGACTTAATTGAGTATGTCCCAGACAATACACAAGATTAATCAATCTTTTAGTAGTATAGTCCATAAGTCTTAATGAACTTTGGGGAAAGTTACTTATGAACCATACTACTCAAAGATTGAGATTTTATTATTTTAGAGGGGGTTTATTATGAAAAAAAAATTTATATTTTTTGTACTTTTATCTTTATTAGTTGCCTGTGGAAGTGAAAAAAATGAAAACACTTCTACAGCAACCAATATAACAACAGAAACATCACAGTCAAAAACACTAAATTATGACTTTATGATAGAGCAAAATATTAAAACCGTTAAACTTCAAGGAGATGTACCTTTAGATTTCGTTAATGGCGAAATTCCAACTTTTGATGAAATGAAACTAATAGCTGAAGATATTGCTAAAAAATATCCAAATTATCAAAATTATTTTATTAATTTTAAATTTCCTTTAACAGATACATCTGAAAAAAGAAATGAAACTGACTATAATTCTTTATGTTTATTTACAAAAAGTGATAACTCAGATTTTAGACTAGTTCCTCATTACAACAATATTCCAACTATGGATTTAACTTTAAATAAAAATATAGTTGGACATTTAGGAATAAATTTAATTTCTAATATATCTCCAATAAAAGAAGGTATGTCATTATCACAAGTTAAAGAAAAACTTGGTGAACCAGCTGAAATCAATAATGAAACAAAAGAATCTCAATACTATATTTTAAATGAAAATTACCAAATTTTGGGTATTTTATTTATTCAATACAATAATGATATTGTAAAATCTGCTAATTTTTTCTCTTGGAATAATAACTTTTCAAAAGAACAATTATCAGCTATTGATTCATACATAGCAGGTAATAAGAAATTAGAAGATTTAAAAATAAAACAATTGAAAGATATTTATTAATTAATATTTATAGTGACAAGAATATCAAAATCTTGTTGCTATCTTTTTATCAATCTTTCAATAGCACAGCTCACAAGTATTGAATCCTTGGGGAAGCAGTTTGTGAGCCAAGCTATTCAAAGATTATTTTTTATTTAAGGAGTTGATTTTTATGCTAGTAGCCAAAATTGCTTTTCTTGGTTCAGGAGCTAACTATAAATCACTAGAAAAAGCTAGTTTTATTTTAGATTTAAGAAAAAAGTAAAACTCCTAGTTTTTTATCTTCTTTAAGTAATATATTTAGTTTTTTCTTTTTTATTTTGCTTCTTTTTGCTTTTTCAATTCTTAAAATACGATCTATTTTTATTCTACAAATTAGAAATTGTATTAATAACTTAGTTGATCTTAAATTTGGTGGATACTGACCATTTAAATTTCTCTTAATATCTTTCATAAGGTATATCCGATTTTTTATATAAGTATTTGCTATGATTTTTAATTTATTTTTTCCTAAATTTCTTTTTATATTTTTTTTCATTTCTCACTTCCTCATTTTTCACTTTAATATGCAAAAATATTTTATAAAATTATTGCTAAAAAACTTTTTGTTAATTTTGTAGCTTTTTAACAACTTAAAATATTTATATCACTTTTGTAGCCAAAAAGCAACACTTTTTTTAGAATTGCTGAAAAACTATATTTTTTTTATAAAAAAAATTATATAATAACTTATAAATTTTTTTAAGGAGGTGCTTTATGAAATTAAATGAAAAAGAAATGATAGAGTTAGGAAATTTTTTAGCTGAAAAGAGAAAAGAAAAAGGATATACACTTGAAGAGTTGAGATTAAAATTAAAATCAAGAGGCTTAATTGCTGAAAAAAGTGATATACAAAGAATTGAAAATGCTGAAAGAAAGTTACCTAATCCAATATTATTAAGCCACCTTGCAAATATCTATGATTTTGATGTTGTTGAAGTATATAAAAAAATTGGGTATCTTCCAAAAACTGAAAAAAATCTAAATTATGATTTTGATAAAGATGATTTAAACTATCATATAAGTGAAAATATAAAAGAATATTCATTGAATTTAATAGATAATAATATACAAGAAATAAAAATATATTCTTCCTTATCAATGGCACTAGGAGATTTTTCTGATGTAACAAATTCAGATGAATTTACTATTTCACTACCAATAAATGAAAAAAATAAAAATAACACAATAATTGGAATAAAAGAAAAAGAAAAGAAAATAACTATTATAAAAAAGAATTCTGAAATTAAAAATAATGAAATAGGTGTGTTTTATTTTAATAAAAATTGGCTAATAGCAACTAAAAAAATATCTAATAGAGGAGAAGTTTTTCTTATAGATGAAAAAAAAGATTGTCCTATATATGTGAGAGAGAGTGACAATTTTAGAGAACTTGGAAAAGTTATTTGTAATATTGAATTTAATAATTAAAAGAAATGGAGACTAATAATCTCCATTTTTTATTTTAAATATTTTTGTTGCTTATTGACAAAATATAAATCTATATGTTATATTTGTCAAAAAGGAGGAAGCTATGAAAGATAATCAAGATACTTCTTTTTTTAAAGAAGTAAAGAAAAAATTAATTGATTTAGATATGACATTTTCGGAACTTAGAAAGAGAACTTCATATTCAACTGATTGGGGGCTAAGAAAAGCTTTAAAGAATAATATACAAACAGCAGTTGATGAAGTCCAAAAAATTTTAGTCAAAATTTAGCTAAAAAGCAACAGAGCTATTTTTAATTTGGAGAATAATATGTTCTATGAATATGACTATAATTATTTAATAAAAATAATTTCAAAAGAAAAAATTATATATGAAAATACTGAATATAAAAATATTATTGCTAAATTTTCTTATTCAGATAAGAGAACATTCAAACAAGGTTATGAAAAACTTTCTAAAAAATATAATGATGAACAATATGAAATTCTTACATATCAAAAAATAAGGAGGAGCTGGTATGAATGCCCAAAGCCAAGAATTCGGATAAAGAAATAGGTCATAATTATTGCAGTTGTGGAGAATACTTATACTCTGAAACAGAAGAAAGAATTAGAGTAGCAAGAGGTAGAAAAGTTACTGTTTATCTCAAAAAAAAGGAATTAGAAATAACTTGTCCACATTGCAATGAAATAATAAAAGTGAAATTCTAATGTATGGACTAGATAGGGCTTGTGTCTTTGTTGATGTCCAGACCGACATTTTGTATGTAAGAGAAAGAATTAAAAAAATGTTTCCTCATTCTTTTTCAGAAAGTCTTTCAAATCATACAAATAATTATAAGATTGATAAAGAAAATATAAATTATATTAAGCTAGAAGAAAAAAAATTAAAAAAAATGTCAACGATAAAAATAGATTTTTCTTATCCACGATTTTTTGCAGATGACAATATTTTTCCATTATCTGATGAATTGAAAAAAATTATAGTGGAAGATAATCTAGTAAAATTAATCAATAGTTTAATTGATTATAAAATAACTGAAGATGAAGTAAGATATGAATATTTTGAATTTACTACACAAGAGTCAGTTGGGAACTTTTATAAATTTCATAATATCATAAGTTACTTTTTCAAAGCACTTACAAGAAAATATGATGATTTGGATAAGGTTCAATATTATAATTTCAATCAAAATGAAAATAAATTTTATACAACAGGTTTTACATTCCAACCAATGATTGGGTGGAAAATTAGACTTTATTCAAAAGGTCATGAAAATAACAAAAAAAATAATATAAGAAAAGTCAAAGGAGCAATTCTTAGACTTGAACACAGATTAACAAAGAAAATTATAAAAAGCTACTTTGAGTTTAACTCAATAAAATATATAACAATAAAAGACATAAAAGATTGCATTCAAAACACAATATCACATACTTTGGGAAAAATACTGATTGAAGAGGTAGAAAAATCAGTTGAAGTCCTTAAAGAAAAGTTTATAAATTTTAGATGTCAAGATTTAGATTCACTAATTAGAGATAATTTAGAGTGGATATTTGACTATAAAATAGTTGATGATATTGTTACTAGTAGTAG